GAATGAAGCATCCAAGCCCTCCTACAAGAAGCGTGCAACCTTTGCAGCAGATGCATCCTTCCGGAAAGTCCAGTCCATGATAGACAAGAACATTTCCCTCTTCACAGAATATATCCCAGGATCCGTTCTAGCCCTACCTTATCGATCTGTCGAAAAGAAATTCAAGCGCATTGCAGAGCACACAATCCTCGAAGGCCACACTCTCAACACTTCCCATGATGTTGAGGCATGGAGCGAATCACAGAACCGCGAAGAATTCATGGCCATCATGTCACTCCTACTCATTGCAGGGAAGAAGCCGGACTTCATCAACATTAAGCAATGGTGGTCCGTCATCAAGATAATCTTCAATAAAGTGGGCACATTCCACATCGAGAATGCCGGCAATGGCGGGTTCCAAGGCATGCCTGGCAGACAGGACACAGTTGCACACTCTTTAATCCTTCTCTTCTGGATCTACAAGCTCAGACAGGACGGGAAAATAGCACAAGATGCGAAGACTCTACACAATGCCTGCATCGATGATTGCGTAGCCAGTATATTAACACATGAACACCATCTGGACAGTGGCCCGATCTTCGAACATTTAGAAGCACATTACCTCAAGCTTGGATATGTCATCGACAGAATCAAAAGCATAATCTCACATCTCAAGGCAGTTTTCTGTGCCAGAAGATTCCTCAGGGGTATTGAAGTCCCTTGCGATCTAAAGACATTCCTGAAGCACGGCACATCCTTCGAAGCAGTCATACGCAGCCCCCACACCATCCTGTCCGAACACATGCAATCTGCACTTGGCGCATGTGCGGCCGGCGGCTCCCCCATGACCATATATTCTGGCGCCATCATCACAGGTTTAGCTTTCCTGACCTTATATGTCCCCGAAGTTATGAAAATTCCTCCCAGTAGGATTGCGGTTTACTGCCTCACATGTGCAGATGACAACGGCTGGGGAGTCCCCGACATGGTACAATGGATAACTCAAGATGTGGTCGACATTCGCACCCGTAGCAACGGTATATTCATCAGTGCATGTGAATGTGCCACAACCGGTTTTGCCCCCGATGCCATTTCTGTCACACAAGCACTCGATTGGCTCGCGATCAAGGATCAGCCCTGGGAAACAGTCAGCAAGCAGCAGATTTTCCGTAGCCCATTCAGAGCACTGAAGAAGGGCCCATTCTCTCCAGACCTCCTGATCAAACACACAATGCGTTCCCACATCCTTCGCATGGACATTAAGGATCCCTGGAAAAGTCTCCTAGCGTCCGAGAATTCCACTGAAATGGAGACATTCTACGATGCATTATATGGCACCTGCACAGTCGATGCCTTGGTCACAAATGCATTATCGGATTGCATGCCTCAAGCTTTCCTCGCATCAATGGAGGCTAAATGCTCCAAAAGTGCAACAACCATAGAGACACTAAGTCAAAGTGAACGCTTCCGCCTTCAGAGAAGAGTTGCAGATGCCGGCAGATCCCATGTTCTTTACCTATTCGAGAGTGTCGGTAGCCTTTCTGCACCTGACCCGAGAATGCTCATTGCAGAACTCAATACGCACGACTTTACCAGCAATGAAAAGGATGCCTTTATGTCTATCAATGGCTGCACAGTCATCAACCACACCTTTCCGGACCCAATCCTTACCTACTCACGAGCCTCCGTAGACAGCCCCGCATATATTTCCTTCAAACACACAGACACTTATCCCCTCGCCAGGAATGCATCCGGTACTCTAGACCCACGCATTCTCCGCACGAAGGAAGGCCTCTACGTCCCCCCAAAGGCACTCAATGTGCTGGATTATTCAAATAAGAAGCTCCTCGCCTGGGACCCAATCACTAGAATGATCACCACCGGTCTCACGGTTCTGGCAGCTGCACAAGACATGGGCCACGAAGTTTCCGGCCTCACAGCATTCTTCCTGACTCTCTGGAATAAACATGCTTCCATCACTCTTGAGAACCCAATGATTCCATCCATCAAGGGAAGCATTAAACGCCTTACCCTCAATCCTGGCTCTGCATCACACCCCATATTTGCACTTCGCAACTTGTCACAGCATGTCATCGTCAACATGATGGGAGCTTACAACTGCCTGCCTGCAGAAGGCCATATGCATGACGTTCTTGCGTCTACCGTTGCACTTCGCGCTGCTGCCCTCATCACCGCATCAGAATGCGTCTCCTTTGGCATAGATGGCTTCGAATGGATGATGGTCCTCCGTGCAGACCACGTTATGAGGCTCAACACATCTCTTATGAACACGGCTCATCTCATTAGCACAGTAACTATTTGTATCGATGACTCAAAAAGCCCTTGGGACTTCAGAACCATCTGTCCCCAATTCTCTGCCCTAATCGACGTTGTCACACTTCAATCCTCAAGTGCACGCTTCATGGATGCACTCCTCACGGAGGACAAAACCAGCTACTACGCAGCTTTGGATGCAGCCGCAGCTCATGTGGCCGCAGTGGGTTTGGAGGCTGCAGCTGCCGAGCAGGGACTTTTCCCCCACATAGCCAAGTTTAGGACCCCCTTCGTGTTCACTTCCCATGATGTCCAACGTACC